ATTTATTGCCCTCTGCACCGTGTCCGCTTTTCTCACAGTTGGAGCCATGAAGGCTATACTGTGGGTTATTGAAAGAGTCATGGGTAGTCCTCCTACTAAGCAAGCGTATTATGCTAGCTATGGAGTCCAAGCAAAGCCTCTTCCCCACGATAACTTGCGGTTTGCTCAGCAGTCTGAAGCGGCTAAGCAAGGAGACTATGTTGTCGTGTCTCATGCTGGTCTAGCCGAGTCTATATACGGAGTTTTGGAAAAGTGCACAGTGCCAGTCACTACAGTTAAGACAGAGTCTAACATCTCCTGCCAAGTTTCGATGGTAGTAGGAAGGTTGGGACATTCTGTCAAGCACTTGTTCGAGCATGCCACAGGCAGAGCTAGTATTTTGGTCATGCCTTCTCCGTATAATAAAGTGTTCAGAATAGCGCCTAAAGATGGCTTTTCTAAAGAAAACGACATGTACGTGCAAACTTTGTATGATGCTAGGCAGGACAAGACTTTGGTTTTGTTGCCTCGGGGAGTCAATTTCTTTGCAGACTTGAGAAACAGATACATGTATGAGAGCGACTTTAATCCCTCTTTGTTAGACGTTACTAGCGTGTACTGGAAGCCTTGTCCTACTTATAAGTTGGCTCCAGATTTGAAGTCCATAGAGACGTCTGCTACCAAATTGGCTCTTCAAAGTTTGCCTCATGGGCACTTTTCTCAGCTTGAGCAGATGAAGTATTCTGATGGCGACGCCGCTGTTGCTCTGATGTTTGAAGGATCCGCAGTCACGCCTCCTGGCTCTTGTGGTGGTATGGTTGTGCCTTTGAATCCTCGCTTTGGAGGAGGAGGAAGAAGCTTTGGCTTGGGCCACACTGGCCACGCCATTGGCTACAATCGTTCTTATGCTTATAGCGTTTTGAGAGACGACATCGATGACATTGTAGAGAGGTATCCTTGGATTTTAGATGTTGTTTACAAAGACGACACTAAAGATCTTATTCCAGTCGCTGTTGTCAATGACGTTACTAAGAGAGGTGCTATCTTCCACTCTCCCAAGCCTGGTTTTCTTCCAGGGAAAACAGATTTGTTGCGTTCAGCTGTTTTTAACTGCGTAGAGGGAGTTCAAGTTGGAGGCGTCCCTATGCCTCCTCCTTTCAGAATCCCAGCCAGAGTGAGAGCGATTGATGAGATGAAGGCCAAGTATCCGGTCTATCTCAAAAGCGTGGATCCTTGGCTTCAACAGGATTTGGTCGAGTGTGCTTTGGCGACTAGAGATTATAAGATGAGCGCAGCTCGGTCCTGTCTGATTAGAGCTACTAGTCCTCTTTCTTGGTTTGAAGCTATCAATGGCACTGCAGATGGTCACGTCAAGCCTCTCAAAATGCAAAGCGCGGCTGGCTTTACTAATCTTGAGACACCCCCTGGAGCAGGAAAGCTCGGTTATTTTGAGCTCATTCCTGAAACCACTCATTATCGCATTAAACCGGAGTTTCAAGATGAGTTTAACACTTGTTTTACTCTAATGTTTGTTTATGGAGTGATTCCTTTTCATTTTGCTAAAACAACTCCGAAGTCGGAGCTTAGGCCTCCTACTAAAGCCCCTCGAGCGACCTCTTCCCAGCACGTTATTATTTTGCTTTGTTGTCGACGCGTCTATGCGTTGTGTCAAGCTGTGGAGGCTTACGGAGCTCCTTACAATGGGACTGCGACTGGTATAGATCCTACAGGTCAGAATGGAAATTCTCTTTGGACCTTGCTCTCTTGTTATGAAGACGCTATTTGTGGAGACGCCAAGACTTTCGACGCTAGCCAGGAAGCCACTTTCACTTTGATTGTTGATGTTCCAATCGTTGAGGGAGAGTTAAAGTTCGTTTATCCCAACCTCGACACCCACACAGTTTTTATGTGGGCGACAGTTTTGAGCCAAGTGGGAGTCGTGTCCTTTGAAGTTATTGGACATGAGGTGTTCTTGCATATAGATGGCAATCTTACTGGCACGTTGCGTACGATGAACAAGAACAACAACATTTCTGGCGTCAGTTTGAGAAGATCGTGGCAAGTCTATTACCGAAGAGTTGGAGGTCCTGCTTTGGGTATGTGGGAAGCGTTTAATAAGCTTGTCAAGTATGCTACGTGTGGAGACGACTTGGCTGCTGTGGTGGACTGCTCGTTCAATGCTTATGATTGCGAGCGCGGATATGCTGATTGCGGGATCAAGTTCACCACACCCGAAAAAGACGCTGTGACTAGGCCTTATGATCTAGAGGTCAAGTTTGTTAAGCGCACACCCCGCATGTTCCATGGCAAACGAGTGGGAGTCATGGACATTATGGGAATTTCTGAGTCAATGAGTTATGTTCGAACGAGCGTCATGTCCCTTCAAGACGCTTCGACTTTACAAATTGAGACTCAGCTCCGTGAAGTTCTCTTTTACGGACGCGACGACTTCAATCGCGTTCGAGATGTGGCTAATGCAGCTCTTGTCCGAGCTGGGTGCAAGCCCGTCCATCTTACTTTCGATGATATGTACGAAAGTTGGATGTCCAAGTTTGAAACGCAATACAATCTTGGAGTTGGCACTCCCTTAACTGACGAAATTGTTCAGAAATTAATTAGCTCCTCTTTGGTTTCTAAGAGGAAGAACAGTACTTTTCTGGGCATCCCCTGCTTTGCTTGGGAAGAAGCCGCCCTTGGGCAAGAGAGAGGATCCTCGCTTGCCGTC